CGGCGCCAGCATCGACCTCACGCGACCCCCCCCGTCTCAACAGTCTGAGACGCATCAAGCTCCGTGGAGCCCGAGCGCGAACTCCGGACAATTTTTCGAAAGCGTACGTGTACATCGAAAACCACACTAGCAAGTTGGACATGAACCCACGCGGTCGACGCACCGAGCGCTCGCGCGGGCACCGCCTGCTCATCGCCGTGTTGCAGCTCACGACCGCGCGCGAGGTCGCCGCGAGGTGCGGGGTGAGTCCGTCGGCCGTGTCGTTTTGGCTGAGCAACCGCAAGTCGCCCGGCCCGCACGCGCGCGGCGTGCTTGAGACGCTCTACCGCATACCCCGCGGCGCGTGGGACGAGCCCGCGCGCACGAGGAAACTCGCATGACCACATTCAAGCTCGCCGACCTCGTGAAACCCGTAGCGCGCCAAGAGGTGCAAGCGTCGATCTATGACGCGCTCGGCATACTCGGCATCAACACGGCGGCGTGGAAGCCGGGCGGTGTGCCGCGCGTGATCATCGCGGCGGTGTCGGTGATGTTCGCGGGCTTCTCGGAGTTGGTGTCGCTCACGGCCAAGGGCGGGTTTCTGGAGCTCGCCGAAGGCGACTGGCTCACCATCGTCGCGCACTACGTCTACGCCGTCGATCGCCAAGAAGCGACGTTCGCCTCGGGGTTTGTCACGCTCAACAACACCGGCGGCGGTGACTACGGGCTTGACCCGGGTGATTTGATCGTACGCAACCCGACGACCGGCGCGACGTACCGGAACCTCGAACCTGTAACGCTCGCCGCCGGTAAACTCGGTGTGCGTGTGGCGATCGCCGCGACCGAGCCCGGGCATGCGTCGACGTCGAACGCGGGGGAGATCACCGAGCTCACGACGCCGTTGCTCGGTGTCGAGTGCACGAACGACTCGGCGGTCGTGGGTCAGGACACGGAGACCGATCCGGCGTTGCGTGCACGGTGCTCGGAAAAACTCGGGGTGTTGTCGCCGATGGGTCCGTGGGACGCGTACTCCAGTGCCGTGCGCAACGCTACGCGCCCCGATGGATCGTCACTGGGTGTGACGCGGATCCGCACTACGAAGGATGGGTACGGCAACGTGACGACGTACGTTGCGACGGCCTCGGGCGAAGTGCCTGGCGATGACGACGATCCCGCAACCGACCTCGGCATCGCGAACGAGGCGATTCAAAAGTGGGCGGCGCCGTTCGCGGTGACCGCGCACACGATGACGGCAACGCCGCTACCGATTCCGATCGTCTACGAACTCTGGATGTACAACACCTCGGGGCGAACCGACGATGAGATCCGCACGACGATCGCCAGCCGACTGACCGCGTTCATGTCGTCGCAACCGATCGGCGGGAACGTGAGTAACACGCCGCCCGGCAAGGTCTATCACGACGCGATACGCGCCACGATTGCCGCCGCGTACTCGCAGATCTTCCACGTCGATGTGCTCGAGCCGGGCGGTGACCTGACCGTCGGCGACACTCAAGTCGCGGTCATGGACGGCGAGCCGTCGGGCACGCGTCACCAAGTTTCGCCGCTAACGGCGGCGGCGTAGTGAAAGTGACTCACTCAACAACAGAAGGGGACTCACTATGAAGCGAACAGATTATGTGCCGGGACTCACTATGAAGCGAACAGATTATGTGCCGGAGCCGCGCGGCATGACGATGCGCGAATACGAAAGCATGAACGACGCGGAACGCCACGCGTGGCACAAGGCGTGGCGCGCCTACCGCAGCCGCAACGCTTGCGCTCCGACCCGCACGCCACCTCAACCCCAGAAAGGCACGGTCACCATGAACATCGATCACGAAATCCGCGACCTCCAGCGCATCGAGAAGAAGCTGATCGCGCAGCTGCGCGCCGAGGGCGTCAAGGACCCGCTGGCAACGGCGCTTAAGCTTCACGGCAAGAACGCCAAACGCGATACCGCCCGCGATACGGCCCGCGAGGCCGAGCTCGCCGAGATGGATCGGAAAATGGGTATTCGGGCGGAGCTGCCCGCGGTGCGGCGCGCGGATAACTCGCTTCTGTTCGATGCACTCGGTGTGAACGACAACCGCAACCGCAGATCGTAAAAGCTCCGCAGCAACGTTTGCGGTCCCTTCGCAGCACCAGGGTCAAAACATCAAACCAGAGGACTCGGACGATGAGGACGATGAAACATTTGAACTTGGGAGGACGACGTTCGGAGCGTCAGTTTCAGCGGGCGGAGCGCGCGCGACTCAGGCACGACGCCAGCATACGCGTGGCACAAACCAGGCGCGATCTCGCGAGGGCACAAATCCAAAAGCGCGAAGAGGTGAATCATGAAACCGACAACCACTGAGACGTTTCAACGCATCATCGAACGCGCCGCGGGCGAGCTTACGTCGGGGGTCGCAACCAAGCGCGCGAACGCACTCGCGGGGGTCAGCTCGCAAGTCGAGGCCGCCGTGGCGACCGAGGTCGCCGAGCTCGAGGCGCGCATCGCGAACATTCGGAAAGGCGCAGCCGCCGTGGTCGTTGACGCACACACGCGCGTGGAGTCGCGCCGGCGTGAGCTCGCTGACGCGATCGTGCAAAGCGCGTTCGCATCGAACGTCGATGCGTTGCCCGCACGCGTCGCTACGTTTCGACGTGAGCCCTCGCGTCAAAACGCGATCAAGTGTCGCGAGGCTTGGGACTTGCTCAACGCCGTTGCCATCGTTGAGCTCGATGAGTCGCTTGGCGAAGCGTTGCTAGGTGCGATCCTGGTCGACGATGTGCTCGCCCAAAACCCGGCTCACCCAGCGCTCAACGTCTTCGCTCGCGGGTTCGGTGATGGCGGCCAGACGCTGAGTGCGCTCGTCCGGTTCACGCGCGAGGAAACCCCACAGGTGTTGGAGCGGCACTTGCTCGAAGCAGAAACCGCGATCACCCGCGTCGCAACACAAGCGCGAAACGGCGTGGCACCGACGCCGCGCAACCGCGAGCTCTTCGCGGCGCGGCGGTCGCACGCGACGGCCCGCGAGCTCACGCGGGCACTGGAGGAGATCAACAAGCGTCACGACGCAGCCGAGCTCGAGCAGTGGCAACGCAGCTACGTGCCGCCACCGACGCGCGAGCAGTTCTTCAGCGAGCGCCTTGACGACCTTTACGACGCCGCAACCCGGATGTTTCGAGGTGCAGCGTGATGTCGACGTCCCACAAATCAACACTCCCGGGCGCGCTCACCGCGCCAGGTAAGAAATGAGGTCAGGTCATGCCTGCATTGACACCTACGTATCTGATGGACTTCGAGTCGCGTATGCAGCGGCTCACCGAACAAGAGTACGCGCGCTTCAACACAAATCTCTGGTGGCAGAAGATCACCAAACTACGTTCAACCGGTGCGCGCCGTGACGTCGTGACGTGGTTGCTATCAACAGCGACGATCAAGGATCAAGGCAAGATGGGTGGCAACATCCATTTCGAGGATCTCGTCGCCACCTACACCGAGGTCGAAGCGAGCTACTCGGGCGACGGGTTCAAGCTTCGCCGCGCGCAACTCGAGGATACCGACGGTGACGGGCTCAACCTCGGGTCGGAGTGGAGCACGCAGATCGGCGCCTACATGAAATACTGGCCGCAGAAGCGCGTGGCGCATTTCCTCAAAAGCGGCCACACAACCAAGTACGTCGGGTACGACAAGTTGCCGTTCTTTGCGATGGCGCACCCGCTCAACCCGTTCGCGCTGAACTTCGGCAACTTTAACAACGTGTTCACGGGTGCCGCAGCCGGCGCGTACCCCGGGGCCGTGCCGCTTGATGAGTCGGTCACGCTCGACGTTGCATTGCAGAACCTCAGGAAGATCATGACTTACATCGCCTCGCTCAAGATGCCCAACGGCGAGGATCCTCGGTACTTGCGCCCTGCGTTCATTCTGTGTTCGCCGCAGTTGTATCCGCGCGCGGTGCAGCTCACCGAAGCCAAATTCTTCGGGCAATCGGCGGGGCCAGGCGGGGCGGGTGGGTCGGAGTTCGTAACCACCGACGTCGAAGGACTCATCAAAGCGCTCGGGTACGCGACGCCCGTCATGGTGAACGAGCTCGCGGGCTTCGAGAACGACACGACGTATTTCGTTGCGTGCGAGAACGTGACGTCGTCGCAGCTCGGCGCCGTGGTCTACACGCAACGCGAGCCGTTCAGGATCAACTACTACGGCACCATGGACCAAGCGCAGCTTGACCGCGCGCAAGAGCTCGAGTGGCACTGCATCGGGCGCAACACGGTGTCGGCCGGACATCCGTACTTGCTCTACAAGTGCATGGCGACGTGATTCGGCGTCCCGATCGCGGTGAGGTGGTCGGCCAGCGCTTCGCGGCTGCGATCGGGACATTGAAATGCTTGGGCTCGGCGAACACGAAAACTCCGTAGAACCGCGAAGGCGGGGGACAACATGGCACGGCTGGACCTACCCGACTTGCTCAACGTGCACGACGTTGCCGCGTGGCTGCGAAAGTCGCCCAAGGCCGTTCGGACCATGCGCGAGCGTGGGCAATTGCCGCCGCCGATCCAGCACCCGAGCATGCGCGGTCTGCTTTGGCGCAAGGCGGATCTGGTAAACTGGTTGTCGCAGACAGAGTCGCGGAGAGTAGGACCCGCGACATGACGTACGCAGTGAACGAGTACAAACCGCGAAGACGAGACGCAAAGATCGCGCAGCTGGTTGCGCGAGGCGTCGATCCGTCACGCGCAGCCAAGGAGGTACCGAAACGGTACGAGTGTATTATCCGACTGACATTGCCCAACGGGCGCGCCATCGTCGACCGCAAGCTCACGGGCGCAACGTCCGAAAGCGGCGCGAAGGCGTGGGCGAAGGCACGTGAGATCGATCTCATTCGGCGCGCTGGCGCACCGCCGACACCGAAGCACGTGCCGACGCTCAATGCATGGTGGCCGAAGTACATGCGCGCGTGCATCGGCGAAGGCTTGGCGGACAGCACGCTTGCACTCAAGCAACATTGCTTTGACGCATGGCTTGCGCAGTACCTTGGCGATCTGCCGCTGAACGAGATCACGAACGAGAAGCGATCGGCGCTTCAACACGCGATGACGCTGGACGGCGTAGGACGGTCCGGCATGAGCAACACGATGCAAGCGCTGTCCGCCGCGCTGAACAAAGCGATCGAACACGGCGAGCTCGCGAGCATGCCGTGTAAGTTTGGAAAGACCGCGCGCTTGAAAACCGCGACGTCGAGCCACACGCCTTTCTATCAGGATCCGCAACTCGCAGCGCTTTTGGATGGCGCGCCCGATCTGCAGACTAAGGTCATTATCTTACTCGGCTGCGACGCAGGACTGCGCGCGGGCGAGATCGCCGGCGTCGACTGGAACGACGTTGCCTTCGACCGAGTGGAGATCACCGTACGCCGATCGATCTGGTACGGCGTGCCGGCAGCCAAGCGGCAAGCGTGGATCGAAGCGGGCCGGCCACGTGACGCGCGGCCCAAGCCTGAGCACGTCGTCAAGCTGCCGAAGCACGACAAGATCCGGCGCGTGCCCATGACACGCCGGCTTGCAAGCGCGCTACGGAAGCTGCGACTACGCTCGCGCACTGAACGCGTACTAGTGACGGCCGATGGCAAGTGGTTGCATCGCGATACCATCTCGGACTGGCTGGCCGTCGCCGAAGCGCGCGCCGGCGTGCCTCGCGATGGTGAAGGCTGCGTCCACGTGCTTCGGCACACGTTCTGCAGTCGCATCGCCCTACGGGGCGTACCGGCCCGCGTGATCATGGAACTGGCCGGCCACCACTCCATTACGGTGACGCAGCGCTACATGCACTTGGCGCCGAACAGCACGACGAGCGCCGTGGAGCTGCTAGAGATAGCCGCAAACGGCACGGAGACACGTGCGGAGACAAACGAGACCGACTCCGCAACCGGTTGAAATCATGAGCGCCGCCCGCCACGATCAC